CCATCGGGGAAGTTAAGAAGGAAGCCAAGAAGAGACAAGAGAAGAAATTAATTAAATTATATAAGAAAACTAAAAAGGATGGGGGAAAATAAATGTCAATTAACACATTACAAGAATATACAAGAATTGCAAAATATGCAAAATATTTGCCAGAAAGTCAAAGACGCGAAACATGGAAAGAACAAGTGACGCGCGTTTTTGATATGCACCGGGAGAAATTTAAGGACAATAAGGAGGCTCTCTATCTGATAGAAGAGGCCGAATTGGCAGTTCAGAAAAAGGAGGTCTTGGGATCTCAAAGAATTCTTCAGTTCGGTGGCACGCCAATTTTTAAGCATAATGCACGCGTATATAACTGTGGTTTCGGTCATATTAACCGCACCAGATCCTTTCAGGAGCTAATGTATCTTCTTTTATGTGGTTGTGGTATTGGATTTTCTGTTCAAAAGCACCACATAGACCAGCTCCCGTTAGCTGCGCGCCCAAGCAGAATTTCTCCTCCTAAAATTTTTGTCGTTCCGGATACAATTGAGGGTTGGGCTGACGCAGTAGGCGTTCTAGTAAATAGTTATTTTGGAGGAAACCCTGAATTTGATGAATATGTCGGCCTCAACGTCGAATTTGACTATTCTCAGATCCGGCCTGCGGGATCCCCCCTTAGTTCGGGTGCAAAAGCCCCAGGCCCTGCCGGCCTTGAACGCTCCTTGGAAAAAATCCGAGAAGTATTTGAAACCAGCTTAGGCTACGAAAACCGAGGCCGCCTAAGTCCCATCAATATTTATGATATTATTATGCATGCCGCAGATGCTGTGATATCTGGCGGCGTCCGGCGCTCTGCTACGATTGCCCTGTTTTCCCCCGATGATCAAGAAATGGCCACAGCAAAAACTGGCAATTGGTTCGTTGAAAATCCACAGCGCGGCCGCTCAAACAACAGCGCTCTGCTTGTAAGAGATGAAACAACTAAAGAAACCTTTAATCAATTAATGGGATGGGTCCGTGAATTTGGCGAACCCGGCTTTGTGTGGGCAGATAATACGGAGATGGGATTCAATCCGTGCGTAGAAATTGGATTATACCCCGTAGACATAGAGACTGGGGCATCTGGCTGGCAGTTCTGCAATTTAACAGAAATCAATGGAAAGAAAGCAAACACCCCAGAGAATTTTCATAACGCCTGTCGAGCCGCAGCTATTATCGGTACTCTCCAGTCGGCATATACCAATTTCCCCTATTTAGGGGAGGTGACAGAAAAGATTACGCGCCGAGAATCCCTCCTTGGCGTATCAATTACTGGCATGATGGATAACCCGGAAACTCTTTTTGACGCACAAGTCCAACGCGATGGAGCAAAAGTTGTCAAAGATACAAACAAATATGTAGCTAATGTTATTGGCATCAATCAGGCAGCGAGAACAACTTGTGTAAAGCCAGCAGGGTCGACAAGTTGTATCCTTGGTACGGCGTCGGGTATTCACCCTCATCATGCCAAAAGATATTTCCGAAGAGTTCAGGCAAACATACAAGAAAATCCAGTTCAGCACTTTAAGAAATTTAACCCCAGAGCCGTCGAACAATCCGTCTGGGATCCGAATGGAGTAACAGAAGTCATTACCTTTCTTTGTGAAGTTCCCGTCGGAGCAAAAACAAAAAATCAAATTGATGCATCTAGATTGCTTGAAAGCGTTAAGTTGACGCAACAGAATTGGGTTCGATACGGAACTAATAAAGATTTATGCGCTCAGCCTTGGTTGAGTCATAATGTTTCCAACACCATTCATGTTCGGGAGAGTGAGT